CTATATAAATACTATATATAATATAATACTAATATAAATACTATATAATATAATATAATAAGAACTTAAATTAAAAAAAATGGCAACAACAATTTCATCTGCTACACTAACAGTTCAAATAAAAGAAGAAATAACTTTAGGTGGCACAACTTATGACCAAACTGTAAATCATACTATTTCAGGTATTGGTAACTATATGAAAAAGATATTACCTTTAGGTGCAAGTGCTACGCATTTAGTAAATACATTTGCAACTACACCACGTAATAATGAGTTTGATATAGACGATTTAAAGTACATCAGAGTAACTAACTTAGACGATACTGATAGTTTGATAGTAAACTTTATTGATAACAGTACTGCTAATGCTTCTATTGAAATACAAGCTGGTAAATCAGTAGTATTATTTGATACAGATATTTCAGGTAACAGTACAGGTGCTGAAATTACTGCTACTACTCAAATAGACAGTTTAAAAATACATAACCCTAACGCATCTATAATAGATTGTGAAATAGTTATAGCTACTGCTTAATGACTAACGTAGATAAAGTATTAGACACTTTTGGTAGAAAGGTAGTACAGACTGCTAGAGGTATATTGAATGCTAAAGGCAAAAACGCTAGTGGCGATTTAGGTAGTAGTCTAGGGTACTTTTTAAAAGTATATCCATCAGGTGCAATAGATATGTCTTTTGTAGCAGAGGGGTATGCTAAGTTTGTAGATAAAGGGGTACAGGGTAGTAAGTCAAGTGCTAAAGCCCCTAAATCACCTTATAAATATAGTACTAAGCAGCCACCGTCAGGTGTAATAGATAAGTGGGTAGTACGTAAGGGGTTAGATGGTATAAGAGATGAAAAAGGTAGGTTTATATCACGCAAGAGTTTAGTATATAGTATAGCTAGAAACATTAAGTTATATGGAATAAAACCTACTAACTTTTTTAGTGATGCTTTTAACGTAGCTTATAAAGACTTACCACAAGCATTTATTAAGGCTTACGCTAATGACACACAACAATTTTTAAAATTTGTAAGTAAAGAAATAGAATAATGGCAGTACAATTAAAAACGACAATGACTAACGATGCAAATAAACTTGCACCAGCTTATTCAGATATTGTCATATATGCAGAAAATATACCACAAGGTATAATAAATTTATATAACGTAAAATACATTTGTCAAGTATATATAAATAATGTGCTAATAGCTACACTAAAAGCACCATTAGACAATTACAATAAAGCTATATTTAGAATAGCATCTATTTTACAAGATTATACAGAAACAGACAAGAGTGGGTATGATTTAGATGGTATTTATAGTACTTTCGGTAATAATAATATGCAGTCAGTAAACCACTCAATACACCAAATAGATAAATTTGCAAGAAATAGAAACAACTTAAAAAACTGTTATTGTATTGGTGGGTATGAATATAGCAATACACCTAGTGGTACTATAATACAGTCTTTATCATTAGCTGATGCACTAAACCCACAAGTAAGTTTTAACTTCTTTAATTCAGTATTACAACATAAAGACGGTTATAGTAGTCAGGATTTTAGTGATTATCTATTAACTGCAAGTAGTAAAAAGTTCTTATCTAAATTTCGTAATCTATATATTGTAGGTAATAATGAAGTTGGGCAAAAGATACAGTTAGGTCAATATCATACAATAGGTTTTTTGAATGGTAAACATTATGAAGATAGCGAAGTAACAAGATTTAGTATTAAAACCTATGATAGTGATGATACTTTATTAAGTACAGATTATGTAGATAATACTTTATTTAATGGTGGTGCAGCTTTTGGTAATACAATAGATTATACAAATACAGATGAAGGCTTGCTATACTTCGGTTGTGGTACTGCACAATTAGAAGAACTTGGTGTAACTATGACTAACGTAGCTTATTATTATGTTCAAGCCCTTAATGTCAATACGGCAGTAAGTAATGCTTACAGATTTGATATACAAGATGCAGACTGCAAAGGTTATGAAACTATAAGATTAGCATTTTTAAATAGTTTAGGTGCTTGGGATTATTACAACTTTACTAAGAAGTCAGTAAGAAGAACACAAATAAACAAAAGCCCTATAAAGCAGAATTACGGTTATACACCGTACTTTTCTACTACACAAATAGGTGATATGTTTGATTTTAATTATTATAATCAAGGCACTTATGATGGTGGTACAAGAGTATTTAATACTAACGCAATAGAAACAATAGAAGCTAATACAGACTTTATAACAGAAGATGAAGCAAGTGTATTAGAAGAATTGTTTTTAAGTCCTGATGTATATATGCAGTATGGTGATAGTTTTGAACCTGTCGTTATTAATGAAACAGAATACATAAAACAAACTTCTGCAAATGATATGTTAAAGCAATATATCATAACAATAGAAAAAGGACATAACACAAGAGTACAAAGACTATGATAAGATTAGTAGTACAAAATCAAGTAACAGGTAATTTACAAGAGTTAGATACTTTTGGTAATGAAAACATATCTTTAACATTACAAGTTGATGATGTAAGGGATATAGAAAGTAAACACGCAAGTTATTCTAAGGACTTTAACTTACCAGCTACTAAAAATAACAATAAGTTTTTTGAACACTACTATAACCCTGATAGATATAAGACTAATTTTAATGTATATAAAAACGTAAAGGCTTATCTTTATTCAGATGAAGTATTAGTATTAGAGGGTTTTTTAAGGCTCTTAAATGTCGTAGATAAAGACACAGAAGTAACATACAATGTAGTATTGTTTAATGATGTAGCTAATATTATAGAAACACTTGCAGATGCAACTATAAAAGATTTAGATTTTAGTGATATAATACACGAATTTACCGTAAGTAATATATTAAATAGTTGGACAGATACAGGTGTTACTTTAACTGCTGGTGGAACTTCTACCGATGTATTTTACCCTATTATAAATGATGGGCAAATGACAATACTAGACATAGAAGCTAACAATATAGGTTTATTTAATAGGCATAAGAATTATGTAATGAACCTACGTTTAAAATATGTTATAGATAAAATTTTTGAATTTGCTGGCTTTAACTATAATAGTAATTTTTTTAATAGTAGTTATTTTAGTAAAATATATTTCGACACAGGTATAGAAAGTACAGAACTAGATGCAGTAGGTGATACTTTAACTTGTGATGGTGTACCACCTGTTGCTGACGTTTCATTAACACAACAACCTGATTATGAGCCATCTTGGACAAATGAAAGTGGCGATGTTAATAATGCTTTTAATGTAGGTACAGGTGTATTTACTGCACCATTTGATACTATGGCTAATTTTATAATATCTTTAAATATAGAGCCTTTAGTATTACCAGCAATAGGTACAATAGATTTGATTGGAATTTATACACCTAGTGGTGGGGTAGCTGAATTAGTATATTTAGATAGTGGTTTTATATACATACAAGGTAATGATACATTAACATTTAATTGCAACTTTGATATGGGTGTTAATGATACTATGGAATTTAGAATAGCTGCTGAATATAATAATTTATTTTATGTACCATCAGGAAGTTCAGCATCATTAAGTATTACAACAAACCCACAACAACCAACATTACAAGTTATAAATGCTGATATAGGTGATATTAAATTAGCTGATATATTAACAGATGTTTTTAAAATGTTTAATTTAACATTAGAAAGCATACAAAATAACATATTAAAGATAGAGCCTTACGATGACTTTGTGAATAACACTATTTTAGATTGGACTAAAAAAGTTAATATAAATGAAATAGTAATAGAGCCAATAGAAATACCTAAACGTATAGAATTTTTACACGCAGAAGATAGTAGTGATTATTATAAAAATAAATACCAAAATTTACAAGGTGTATCATTTGGTAGTCATATAGTAGAATTTGATGTAGATAATGATGAAGTAGTACAAATAAAAAACAATGTATTTGCTGCACCTTATGTAAATCTATTAGAGGGTGGTACAAACTATACACAAGTAATAGCTGAACAAGATGGTGAAACATTTAAAGGTTATAAAAACTTACCACGATTAGTATTTAAAAGAACTTTTGTAGATGCAGATGATTTTATAGATTTTGGATATTTAGATACATCAGCTTCTTTTTCAGGGTTTTTTAATGCAGTAGCAGAACATACAGTAAATGCACACTTTTACGATGAAAGTTTAATAAATGCAAATACAGATGATAATAGTTTATTGTATGGTTTAATAAACCCATTTGATTTATATATATTAGGTAATCAACCTAATAATACATTATTTCAAAATTATTGGTTTAATTATATAAATGATAAATATAATGTTACTGATGGTTTATTATTTAAAGCAGAAATTAATTTAAAGCCTATTGATATATTAAATTTTA